TGCCATCAGAGAGAGTGTAGATAATCCAGATAAGTTTTGGGAAAATAATGTAGAAAAATCTAAACCTATCTTTGATTATTGTAAGAGGTACAACACTAGGTTACTATATGCTAGTTCAGCACAAGTAGAAGAGTGGTGGCAAAATCCTTATGGTATTACCAAGAAGGTTAATGAACTACAAGCACCACCTAATAGTGTGGGGATGAGATTCCAGACAGTATATGGAGAAGATAGCAGACCTGATATGCTATTCAGAATGTTGCAGGATAATACAGTTAAATATATTACCAATCATAAAAGAGATTGGATTCATGTTAAAGATGTTGCTAGGGCAATTTGTTATCTAATGTCTAGCACATATACTGGACATATAGATGTTGGAACAGGTGAGACTACAACTGTTAAAGAGTTAGCAGAAGCATTTGGTTATGTTAATCTACCTGTCAAAGATAGTACACCAGGCGAAAGAGACATCACATGTGCCGACACCACTGCCTTGCGTAAGTTGGGTTGGTTTCCTAGAGAAAAAGTGTTAGAATGTATTCCTGAGGGAAAACCGAACTCTTTTTTCAGATAATCGGGAAAAAAATCTCCGCAAATTTTTTGAGCCACAGGATTTTCAAAAATGCTATCAGCAAAACAAAGAATGAAACTTATTGACATTTGCGTTGAAATCGTAAATGGAAGAACAGTTACTTTAGATGATATGATCTGGGCAGAGAAATTAGCAAAATATAATAGTCACGCATATAAGATGTTAAAAGAGTCAAGAGAGAATATTAAACCCCTGTAAACCGTATCAAAATATACGAGGTTGCATTATAAATAGTTATGTGTTAGAATTAACATACAGCGTTCATCCGATGCACAACCTTGCTCTTTTGGTATTGCTCCTTTCTGAACATAATGCTTCCCACTGGGAAATGTCTTGTACAGAATGGAACCAAAACAGAATTGAGATACTTACTGATAAGAATCTCAACTCTGATGCTCAAGAGTATCTTATAGATTACTTTAGAACAAAAGTACCAGAAGAAAATTGTGAAGCGTTTATCATCGGACGCAAGTAAGTCGCGGAACGGAGCGTTCATCCTATGTACCACATTCTGCTTAGTCTAATAGCAATAGGAGCACCACTTGATTGTGACCATGCTGCTGAACTATTAGAAGGTGTAACTAACAACCCTAGTAGATCTGAGAGATTGGAACTAACAAGAGTTATAGTTGCACATACTGATCCAGCATGTTTTCCAAAGGACGCAAACGACTAAAGGAACGGGCTTTAAATCCAACTACTTTAGGAGAACTTAAATGGCACAAGTCACTTACCGTGGTGTTGTCTATGACACCAACAACCGCCCAAATCAAGCAAAAACACAGAAAGTTACTTTAACTTATCGTGGAGTAAAAACTGAAAAGGATCTTGCTACTGCTTAATCTGGACATCTTACACATTGATCTAAAAGAGGGTTGCAGAGACCCTCTTTTTTATAAATTATATTAAAAGCTATGGATCGCCAAGTTTTAAAAGGCATGGTATTAATGCTAAAACAAGTTCTATCAGAACTAGAAGCTGAAATATATTCTGATAAAGAAGCATATTCTAAAGCTGCTGAAATTAACGCTGATAGATTTGACATGTACGGTTCATCACAGGCAGAAGATGCATATTCTACTGTAGCGTCAGGACCACAACAAGATTATGAACTCTACGATGATGACGATGGATACGCAGATTAGAAAACAAACTCTAAAATTGCTTTTAAAGAATTTTGGCAATACTCATACAAATCGTTCGATTTACGAGTGTGCCGATGATTGGTGTTCCAAACAACAAACAACCAAAGGACTAGTAGCATATTTTAATGCATACTACGGAAAATATGAAGGACAAAAAAGCAGCAAAAAAATTGATTAAAAGAGCAAAACTCAACCGCAACTGGTATACACCAGAAGAGGTAAAATATGCTAAAATGATGAAAAGACAATTAGACAAGATCGAAGTAAATCCAGAAGAACCTAGATTATGACTAGAGGGATCCGTTTCGTTAGTGAACCTCCAGAAACTCCTTTTGCACCATTTTGGGATTACAGCATTGCTGTGAAACCAATTATTATCAATACAGAAAATATTGCTAAGATAGTTTTGGAAAAAGAGAAAGAAATAATAGAAAAGTACTCTGGAGACGATGATGGTAACACTGGATTAGGTGCAGATAGTCTAACTGCTAGATTTAAACACTTTAATGTGCTAAAATGGCAGGAAGTTGATATAGCACAATTACATCAAGAAATTCGTATTTTTCATGATGAATATTTTGCTCAGGTGATTGGTTCTGAACCACCACCTCTAAAAGTCAGATGTTGGGCAAATGTAATGCGTAAAGGTCAACAGATCCAAAAGCATACACATTCCACACATCCACACTCTTATCTTGGTGGACACTTTTGTGTAACTGCCGAGAATACTTCAACTTCGTATATGCACCCATATACTCAAGAAGACTATGATGTAGAAAATAGACCTGGTGAAATTACACTATTTCCCAACTATTTGACACACCATACATCTGTTCATGAATCAGATATCCCTAGAATCAGTATTGCATTTGATCTAGTGACATACAAGAATCTTGTTCATGTAGATGATGACAATCTTGTCATACTCTAAATAACTATCCTATGTAAACTTTTATGGCTACTTATCCTATTAAAAATACGAAGACTGGTGAAACGAAAGAAGTTGTGATGAGTGTAAATGATTGGGATCAGTGGAAAATTGATAATCCTGATTGGATTCGATATTTCACCCCAGATAACTCACCAGGTGTCGGAGAAGTTGGCGAGTGGAAAGACAAACTGAGAAAGAATAAACCTGGTTGGAATGAGATCTTAGGAAGAGCTCAAAAAACAGGTCAAAATCGTCAAAAACTAACACTCGACTAATATGCCAGTAAAAAGAACTCGTAATAAGAAAACAGACAAACAAGTTGGTGCTGGTTTGACTGCCAAACAAATGAGAAGGAAGAAACCTATTAATAGTGATCTTCTTGTAGATATTGAACCTTTGACACCTAATCAAGAAATTCTTTTCAATGATTATGCAAGAGGGAAGAATATTTTTACTTATGGTGCTGCAGGTACAGGAAAGACCTTTATCGTCCTCTATAATGCCATCAGAGATGTATTAAATGAACTTACACCATATACTAAGGTTTACATTGTTCGTAGTCTTGTATCGACCAGAGAGATAGGTTTCTTACCAGGTGATCATGAGGATAAATCATTCCTTTATCAGATTCCTTATAAGAATATGGTAAAGTATATGTTTAAGATGCCTACAGATCAAGATTTTGAAATGTTATATGCTAATCTTAAGCAACAAGAAACTGTCTCGTTCTGGTCTACCTCATTTCTAAGAGGAACTACATTTGATGATGCTATCATCATAATAGATGAGTGCCAAAACTTGAATTTTCATGAATTAGATAGTATAATAACAAGAGTGGGTGAAAACTGTAGAATTCATTTCTGCGGTGACGCTGCACAAACTGACCTTATAAAACAGAATGAAAAGAATGGAATCCTTGATTTCATGAAAATCCTTGAACAAATGGAATCTTTCTCTATGATTGAATTTGATGTTGATGACATTGTTCGCTCTGGACTCTGTAAGGAATATTTGAAGACTAAATTAGCACTTAATATGTAATGTTTAATCATGTACCTGTAATCCTCCCTCCACTGGAGAGAGAGACTGTTGATGGTGTTCGATATTATCAAGTTCCTGATAATGATGAACTACTAAAATTAGTTTCTATTACTTCAGTAACCTCCTTTTATAATAGAGCAAAGTTTGCTTCTTGGAGAAAAAAGATTGGTGAAGAAAAAGCTAATGAAATTACTGCGAAAGCAACATCTCGTGGTACTGACATGCATACTCTTACTGAGCACTATCTTCTTAATGAAGAACTTCCAGATGTTCCACCACTACCAGAATTTCTATTTAAGATAGCAAAACCAGAACTGAATAAAATTGATAATATTCACGCATTAGAAGGTTCTCTCTTTAGTAAAGAATTAGGTGTTGCAGGTACTGTTGATTGCATCGCAGAATACGATGGTGAATTAGCAGTTATTGACTTTAAGACTTCTAAAGCACCTAAACCAAGAAAATGGATTGAAGGTTATTTTGTTCAAGCAATGGCATATGCTGCTATGTACTATGAACAAACTGGCACAATTGCTAAAAAACTTGTTATAATAATGGCATGTGAGGATGGCACTTGTAAAGTATATGAAGAGCGTAATAAGAAGAAATATATGAAATTACTTGTACATTACATTAGAAACTTTTTAGACTTTCAAATAGAATTAAATGGAAAATGAATTAACCAAAGCATTAGATAAAAAATTCATGAATGCTGCCAAGTTTTCTCTTGAAGTAGAGAAACTTGTGTTAGAAGAAAAAGTAAATTATATCGATGCTATAGTTCTGTTTTGTGAGAAAAATAGCATTGAAGTTGACTCTGTTACTAAGTTAATTTCTAAACCACTAAAGGAGAAATTAAAGGCAGATGCAATTAATCTCAATTTCATGAAAAAGACCACTCGTGCTAAACTACCCTTATAAATACTAGTATTATGTCTGATTTCTTTGCATCAGAGCAAGTTCAAGAATCTATAACTGAGATCAATAGAATGCAAGAAGAGATCTATTCAAAGATCTTTGCATTTGAGAAATTGTCTCATAAAGAGAAGATGGAACATGTTGATCAATTAGAAACTCTTTTGGATAAGCAAAGAAATTTTTACATGAGATTGAAACTATCTGATGATCCTCGTGCTAAGGATATGATGGAACAAATTCATCAATCTGCACAATTAGTAGGTTTTCCGAAAGATGTTAATCCTGACCTCTTGTTTAAAAACATGCAGGATACTCTATCAAACCTTCGCAAGAATTTTAGTTGACATGGGAGCACTGTCGCCCTATAATAGACCAGTACAAAAGCCAAATCTAATAAAAAGCCAAATCTATGTCTTTTGCATCACTTAAAAAGCAATCATCACTCGGTTCTCTAACAGCAAAGCTTGTTAAAGAAGTCGAGAAGACCAACAAAACAGGTAACGGTGCCGATGACCGTCTTTGGAAACCAGAAGTTGACAAAGCAGGTAACGGTTATGCAGTTATTCGTTTTCTTCCTGCACCAGATAAGGAAGACCTTCCTTGGGCAAAACTGTATTCACATGCATTCCAAGGTCCAGGTGGATGGTACATTGAAAATTCTTTAACTACCATCGGTGGTAAAGACCCTGTTTCAGAATACAATACTGAATTATGGAATTCTGGTTCTGACGCTAATAAGCAACTTGCTCGTAACCAAAAGCGTAAGTTATCATATTATACTAACATCTATGTTGTGAAGGATCCTTCCAACCCAGATAATGAGGGAAAAGTTTTCCTTTATAAGTTTGGTAAGAAAATCTTCGATAAGATAATGGGTGCTATGCAACCTGAGTTTGAGGATGAATCCCCAATCAATCCTTTTGACTTCTGGCAAGGTGCTAACTTCAAAGTTAAGATCAAGAAAGTAGCAGGATACTGGAACTATGATAGTTCTGAATTCGCTGCTGTTTCTCCTCTTCTCGATGATGATAAAGCATTAGAAGAAATATGGAAGAAGGAATACTCACTCGCTGAGATTACCGATGCCTCTCAGTTCAAAACTTATGACGAACTGAAAAAGAGGTTTGATTATGTCCTTGGTAATAAGAAATCAACTGTAAGTCAAGCATTTGACGAAGAAGTTGCATCTGAGGAATTGCCACCAAGACCCGAAGAAGAGGTAGCCACTAGTTTTAGTGAACCTGATGAGGGCGATGACGCACTTTCATACTTCCAGCGTTTAGCTGAAGAATAAGATATAAATAAAGGAGAGGACAACCTCTCCTTTTTTGTTTTAACGATTAATTTAATGGCTTATTCAGCAAATAGGTATGCAGTAACCTTTAATGTAGGTTCTGACACTAGAAAAGTAGAAATGTATGCAGAGGACGATACAAAGGCAAGAGCTAGAGTACTGCAATTATTTCCAGACGCAACAAGTATAGTACCATCTACTTTAACTGACTAATCATGGCAAGAGATAAGGTCATTGTCTACAATGGATCTGATGGTTTCTGTCGTGTAGTTATTCCATCAGAGCAATGCGTTTTGTCTGACGAAGATATTATCGCAAAAGATATTAGTGCGAGTGAATATTCACTGGTAGATAATAGTTCCTTACCTTCAAAGTATTGGAGAAATGCTTGGAAATATAACCATAGTTCAAAGGCAGTTGAAGTAGATATGGCATCTGCTAAAACTTTATGCCAACAAGAATTGGAAGCAAAATTTATATCTATAGCAAAAGAAAACGCAGATATACAGACTATAGCAGACATGAAGGGAGAGTCTGCATCACTTAAATCTAACCCTGCAGTTCCTTATTCAAGTATTACAGCAGCGACTACAGTTTCTGACTTAGACGCTCTACTTTAAACAAGATTATTAGTAGCAACTTTACCAGTGCTTCTCTTATATTGCGAAGAATTCTGATATTGTAATATA